ACCATCTCCTCGAGCTCGTCGACGCGCTTGCGCGTCTTCTTCGCCTCGTCCACCGACTCGTAGCCGGCCTTCAGGTCCGAGGCCACGCGCTCGAGCGCCTCGTCCGTCGCCGTGCCGCCGGCCAGCACCGCCGAGCGGATGTCCTCGATGTGCTCGACCAGTTCCTGCTGATTCTGAGGCTTGCCCGTGTGCTTGAACTCGACCTTCGGCATCTTTCCCACACCTCCGTGTGTGCTGGCCTTCGGGACATCCTGTCCCGCGCCCGCTAGCCCCACGCCCCAGACGGGGCGCACCTGTGCCGGTTTCTCTCCGGCTCTCGACTCCAGGCGCGGGGCATGACCGCACCACGGACTGCTACCGCTCTACGCTGCTCCCTCGATCCACAACGATCCCCACGCCTCGCGCGGATCGGGCAGCTTCGGCTGCTTCGCCCTCGCGCGCGCTGCGGAGACCAGCTCCAACACGTCCGGCATCCCGTCCTTCCGGTTCGCCGGGTTCATGCTCGTGTTCAACTGCCCACCGCGGGCGACTACCGAGAACTCGTTCACCTCGACCACGTCGTCCATGACGCCGACCACCGTCTGGCCGTCCGGCAGTTCCTGCCCGGCATAGCTCCCCGGCGTGTCGTCGAAGTCGGTCCCCGTGACCGAGTTCGTGAACGAGCGCATCCACCAGGAGAGCGATACCTCGCGCCAGATCCCGAGCGCGATCTTCCGCCCCATCTCCTCGCCGCAGTCCGTGCCGCGCTCCCAGTAGAACTTGGCGCGCACGTACCAGCCGTCCGCCTGCTGCACCAGCTCGGCCGCGTAGCAGCGGGCGATCGGCAGGTCATCGGAGGCGTACTCGTTGTGGTTCCGCATCACGTTGGCGCCCGGCAGCAGCTGCACGATCTGCTGGAGGGCCGTCAAGGTGAAGCGGGTCGAATAGCTGTCGATCAGGTCGTTACAGACGAGCGCCGAGGCGGTGTAGACGTCGGCAGCGGTTGGCGCGGCGAAGCCGTCCGGAACCTGCTGGGCGATCAGCCCCAGGTCCACGTCCGAGACCTCGAGGTTCGCGCGCTTCTCGAACTTCCCGCCCGTCACGCGCCGGATCAGCTGCTTTTCCACCTTCACGCCCTCCGAGTCCCGCGCAGGAGCGCGGTCTTGCCCCATGGCCAGTCGTTCCCGCAGTAGCTGCAATGCGCGCGGTCCGTGTTGAGGTTGACCACTACGTCCGCCTGGCACGCCATGTTCGGGCAGCGGATGAGCATGGTCCGCTTGCCGTCCTTCGCGAGGCGCGAGCCGCGCTCGAGCGTTCTCATGGCAGGAGCTTCTCCACGCGCTCACAGACAGACTCGTTCGCCTCTACCATCTTCGCCTGCGAGATATATCGGGATGTGGCGGCGTCGTAGAGCGGGGCCAGCAGGAAGTGCGTGGCCTCGTGGCGAGCGGTCCATTTGATCTCCGCCACCGTTGGTTTGTTCTGCCATGTCCGGCTCATCCGGATAGCCGCGCCACGGCTCTCCTCACCGGATGCGAAACTCGCTTCGGGATGCCGATCCCCCTCGTGCAGGACGTGCAGCCGCCATTCGGTGATGCCCCAGCGCTTGACGCAGCGCTCGACCTCGCGCTTGAAGATCGCGAAATGGGCGGCCGTCGTCCGGTAGGTCTTCGCTCGGCTCACAGCACCCCCGCCAGCCGGTTCGTCGGCTTCGCGTGCCCGTTCTTGCTCGGGAAGTAGACCTCGAGCCCGCGGCGCCGCATGGCGCGCTCCGAGACGACCGGGATCGCAACACAGCGGCAGTTGATGACGTTCTCGGGCGAGCCGTTCGGGTCACCCGGGTATTCGAGCGTCTCACCGTCCACGTCGAAGCCGTCGTTGATGCCGGCGACCTCGCCGTCCGCATCGGCATGCGCCGGGCGCACCGCCTCATCCCTCGCGGAGAGCCATTCCAGTTCCTCGACGTCGCCCGATTGCCGCCACGCCTCGACGCCGGCGAAGTTGTAAGCCGAGAGCGTCTCGGTGCGCGCGATCGTCAGCGCGCGGCCCTGCTCGGCCTCGTCCAGCTTCTCGGCCACGCGCGCGGTCAGTTGCGAGAGCGATTCGTTAAGCGTCACGCCCTCCGCCAGCGTCGCCCGCACTTCCTGCATGAGCGTATTCAGCGAGCCATCCAGCCCGTAGGACTCGCGGACCTTGATGAACTGCTGGACGTTCTGCGTCTTCAGGTTGACTTCAAGCTCGAGCGCGATCTCGCGCGCAGCCTCCGCCCCGCGCTCGGCGATCAGGCTCTCGTAGATGGCGTGGATGTTCGCCTCGTCGTCCGGCTCGGGGGCGAACAGTTCCTCGAGGTCGATCGTGCGCTTGCCCTTCAGCGCCCGGAGCGCTCCCGCCTCGAGCCGCGAGAGGAGCTTCTTCTTCCGGTCGCGGATCAGCCCCACGAACGCCGCGGCGAACTTCCGCTCGTAGCGCTTCATCAGCTTGTCCTGCTTCCGCCAGCGCATGGTCCGCTCGGGCGTGTCGATCAGACGCTTGGCCTTCGAGCCCGGCTCGGGCGCTGGCTTCGTGTCGGCCGGCTTGGTCTTCGCGCCGTCGCCGGTCACCTCGCCGGTCTGGTCCTGCTGCCCGAACGGCGCCGCCGTCTTCTGCTCGGCCAACTCATCCGCGCTCGGGTCTTCGATCCGCGGCTGGCCCGAGAGCGTGCGGATCTCGTTCACCGTGAACACCGGCCGCCCGGTCAGCGCCACGATCTGCTGCGCCGAGTTCAGGAGCGGCTGGTTCAACGCCGGCACGTTCGCGAGGTCCGTCCGGAACCGGATGTTGTCCTCGTTGAACATCGGCCCCAGCTTCTCGGTCAGGAGGGCGTCGCGCATCTCCAGCTCGGTCCGGAGGTTCTGCCAGTAGCCGCGCTCTTCGGCCTGCGCCAGGTCGCCCGTGCGGCCGGTCCCGCTCGAGGTCTCGCGGATGTTGACGAGCCACGGCGGCACCCCCAGCGCGCGGCAGATGTCGGCATCCGCGATGCGCATGTTCTCGACGAACTGAAGCTCGGACATCGTCAGCCCCATCTTCTCGAAGTGCAGCATGTCGAGGATCGTCGGGACGTCGAACTTCTGGCGCATGAGCTTCAGCTGCTCGCCCACGGCCTTCTTCTCCTCCGCGGTCATCACGACCGGCACGCCGTTCGCCGGCTGCGGCACCGAGAAGTAGCCCGCGCCCACGCCACCGGCGCGGATCACCTTCTGGAAGAGCCGCATCAGGTCGTAGCGCGTCTCGTACTGGAGCTGGATCGAGTCGAGCGGCGACACACCGATCGGCTCGTCCTCGGGCTGGTAGTCGTGCCAGGGGATCACGTTCTCGGCCGGGATCGCGACGGCCATCGAGCCGAAGAGTCCGGAAGAGCCGCCGCCCGTGCTGCCGCCGCGGCTGAAGATGTAGGCCGCCGGCATCCGGCGCTCGCCCGGGATCACGCGCACCAGGTGGCTCGGCATGACCCACAGTTCCTTCGGCACCTTAAAGCCGAACGTCTCCGCGACCATGTAGGCGTTGCCGTGGGTCAGGAAGTTGGCGTGGAAGTCGCGGATCACCTCGCGCCCGGTCTGGCGAGGGTTCCCGCCATGCCAGACGTCCATGATGTTGCCCTTGTCGCGCTTGACCGGCTCCCAGCCCGTCGAGGTCTCCTTCTCGATCACCACCGGCTGGGCGGCCATGTCGTTCGACTTCCGGAGGATGCAGGCGCGGATCGTGGAGACGAGCCGCACCGCCTTGGCGTGGTCCCAGATGATCGGGTCGAGGTAGTAGGGCTTCCCGATCAGCGTCGGCCGGAAGTTCGGCATGACGCCGCCGTCCGTCGACTTGGGGAATCCGAACAGCGTGCCGATGGCGGAGGAGAGGCGGGAGCCGAGGTTCACTCATCCCCTCCGCGCTGGACTTCGTAGGCGCGGCCCATGGCGGCGACGAACGCCTCCGGGGCGCTGCCCGGGACGAGGCGCGGCAGGCGCGGGGCGAAGGTGGCGCGCTTCAGCGCCGCTGCCCACTCCCGCGGACCGGCGTCCTGCGGCACCAGCTCGGTCGCGACCGCGGCATGAACGCCTACGTCGGTCGCCACGACCGGTTTCCCCATGGCTGCGGCCTCGGCGGCCACCAGCCCGAAACTCTCATGCCGCGAGGGGCAGGCGACCACGTCAGCACTCCGGAGCCAGCCCATAGCGCCGCGGTGGTCGGTCGGCGGGACGAAGATGGCGTTCCCATTGACGAGCGACCGGAGCCCCCGCTCCTGCGAGCCCGCGCCGATGAAGTAGAACGTCGCGTCCTCGTGGTAGCGCGACGCGAGGGCGATCCGGTCGAAGCCCTTTTGGCCCTCGAGCCGGCCGACACATACGACGCGCGATGGGCCCGTGGGGCAGCCAAGATCCTGATAGCCCGTCACCACCGGGTTCGGGACTACCTCGACATGCCGACCGCCAGCGATCCGCGAGACCTCCGCGGCATGCCCCTCGCTCGGCGAGAGGATGCGGTCGCAGTCCTCGAGCACAGCCACCGCCAGCGGCAGGCGGCGGAGGCGCTCGGGGGGCGAGAGATGCTCATGGATGATGAGCGGCACATTCCAGTGGTGCGAGAGGTAATGCCCGGCGAGCCCGGCTGGCCACGCGCCGTAGGCATGAACTACCTCCGCCCAAGCCCCGACCCTGTGCGACTTGGGTCCGCGGTAGAACGCGGCCTGCAGCATGGCACAGGCAACCACCCACCAGCGCGGGCCGGCCGTGACGGTAAGCCGGAGCACCCGGACGTCGTGACCGGCCGCGCGCAGTAGGCCCAGCTGCACATCCACGAAGCCGCCCGACCAGGGCGTCACCGCGAGCACGCGCTTCACTCGTCGCCCCGTTTCACGTGGAACGCGATGACGAGCGCCCGGACGCAGAGGAGCGTATCGGGCTCGGGGCAGGTCGGCGCCAGGGCCGCGGCATCCTCGGCCGACAGGCACGCGACTGGCTGGTCCCCGCAGACCATCAGCCGCACCGTGTCGGCGTCTGCCACCGCGATGGCCGCCGGCGCAGTCGCGCCCTTGTAGGACGAGCCGCAGCCGAACGCCGTGAGCGTCAGTGCGATGAGCACGACCATCGCCCAACTCATTGCGCAGGCGAGGATGGCATCCCCGATCCGGCTCACGCGACCACCGTCCCGCTGCGCTCGTATTCATAGCGCGCCAGCCCGTCCGTTTCCTCGACCAGCCGGTAGTAGTCGCGCCGAAGCATCACCGCGCTCGGGAAGCTGATCGTCTCCGGCAGCTGCGTGGCCGCGGGAACGGCGATCTCGGCCCCATCCATCGGGCCGCGGTTGCAGCGAACGGTGCGGAGCATGACGCTCACTCGATACCCACGTCTTTCAGGTCGCCGAGGATGCGCGTGATCGTCGTCAGTTCGCGCTGGAGAGCGTCGCGACGCTGGATCAGCGACTCGGTCACGGTCATCGAGGAAACCGACTTCGCCTTGGCAGCCTTCTTCACCTTCGGCGCCTTGGCCGGAACAGCAGCGCCATCGCCCTTGCACGAGCGCGCGTTGTGCCCCTCGCCGCCGCACTTCCCGCACTTGCTCATTCGATCGGCCCCCTCGCGCGAAGCTCCCGCACCCTTTGGCAGACCGGGCAATCGCAGCGGCGAAGGATGAGCGAGGCCCAGAACCATGCCGCGACGACGACGAAGAGAACGACGGCAGGGCCGATGAAGAGTCGGCTCACGCCGCCACCCACACTGACGGCCGCGGCGTAACCGAGCGCGAATAGAGCGCGTAACGGAGCGCGTCGATCCTGTGGTTCATCGCGTCCACCGGCTTCTCCTTCGCGGCGTCATTCGGGTTGCGCGTCCTCTCGGCCAGCTTCTGGTAGGTGTAGCGCGACAGTTCCTTCGGGAGCGAGGTCGGGAGCTTGAGGCTCACCTCGAGCGCGTTCTCCGCGACGAGCGAGCCCTGGACGATGCGGAACTTGTCGAGGTTCAGCGACGCGATCACCGCCTTGATGCCGTTATCGATGTCCTTCCGCGCCGGGACCGTGCGCACCCCGTGACGCGCGAGTGTCGCAGCGTCCTCGGCGTCGTGGTCGGCGTAGCTGCCGCGCACGTTCAGTCCGTCGAGGTAGGGCTTCATCGCGAACGCCAGGTCCGCGTTGTCCGAGAGGGCGCGGCAATGCCGGAGCGCCTCCAGCTCCTCATGCTCGACCTGGCAGATCTTCCGCGCGTGGTCCTCGACCAGCATCTCGGAGCGCGACCATTCACGGTAGAGCCAGTCGGTCCCGTCCGGGCCAGTCGCGAGCCACAGGCAGACGAACGGGTTCCGATACCCGAAGTCGATCCCGCGCCAGCGCGGCCAGGCGGCCGGGGGATACCCGCCCCAGCCAGCCCAGTCAGCCGGCGCCGGCACCACGATCTTCGGGTCGTACATCGGGAACACGAGCCCCTCGGCGCGCGCCCATTTCCCCAGCACCAGGCGGTCATAGAAGACCGAGCCCTTCAGGGTCTCGAGGTCATCGTGGTAGCCCTCGGGCAGGTGCTGCGCGTTGTCGTTGAACGAGGACAGGATCACGTCACAGAGCGGGCGGCCCTTCTCGTCATTGACGATCCGCATGCCGGCGTCCGGGTCGAACGTGCGCGCGATCCAGTGCTCGCTGTCCTCCGGATTGCAGGCGAGCGACATCTGCCGCGGGTTCAGCCCCAGCTTCTCCGCGCGCTTGTTGACGCAGAGGTTGTTCTGCCGGAGCCGCGTCTTGGCGATCGTGTAGTGCGAGAGGTCCAGCTGCTCGGCCTGGTCGACCGCGATGCTCCCGAACTCGGCCGACAGCTGCCGGCCCGGATCCTTCCAGCCGAAGACGTGAATCTCCGACTGGTGGACGCGCGAGCAGACGTCGCACTGGGTGCGCGGGAATGTCAGCACCGACTTGGACTCGGACCAGCCGCGCTCCCAGAGACCAGGGACCGTCTCCATCACCAGCTCGCGGAAGCTCTGGAGCGTCGTCGTCTCCATGCTCGCGCGCTCGAGGCGTGTGAGCGCCGAGCGGAGCCCCGGGAGCTGCAGCGCCTTCACCAGTTCCGAGGCGCAGACCACCCATGTCTTGCCGCGGCCGACGCGCGAGGACAGGAGCCGCACCGGGGCGGTCGAGAGCCAGAAGCGCTCCTGGGCATAGTTCCCGGGCTCCAGGACATGCGCGATACGGATAGGCGGGGATGCGGCGTCACTGGCCATCGTGGCCATCACCACCAGCAGCATCCTTGCTGCGACATGCCACACGCCGCACCCCGCTGTAGGCTACGTGTCAGTCGGCCTTGCGTGCCCGACGATGTTCACCGTGATCTCCGGTACGCCTTCCGTCCCGGCTGCGACCTGCACGTCCGTCTGCCTCGGCATCCCGCCACCGCGATCGGCTGCGAACGTCATCGCCCACTGGAAGAGCTGCCTCGACTCGCTCATCTCGAACTCGCTCGACGCTTCGCGTGGCCTGTCCTTCTGGTTCGATGCCACCACCTGCGCCGGGCCGGCCTCGATGATCCGTTCGACCCAGCGGATGCCATGCCGCTGGAGCGCCACCGCGAGCCGCTTCTTCGCCTGACGGACCCCGTCGAGCTGCTCCTTGCCGAGCAACCGCGTCTTCGGAGTCCCTGGACCGCCTCTGCCCACTTCGCTGCTCCTCAAGTCAAGTGCCGAGGGGCGCGGCCACTTGTGGCGCTGCCACCCTCACGACGCTCGGCCCGCCGTCTCGCGCGTGCGGTCACCAACCACCGAGGCGGGCCCCAAGGAGATCAACCCGCCGCCGCACGAGAGAAATGCGATGCCGTTAAGGCTGTGCCGGGACCGCTCGGGCCGGCAGGTAGGGATTGGAGTCGGCCGAGGGGAACTCGAACACGCCGCGGATGCCACCCGTCAAGCCAGCCGCGGCGTAGTCGCCAGGCGTCATGTGGATGCGGAAGCGGATGTAGTTGACGCCTTCCATGGCCAGCGCGGTGACGCCGCTCTTCGGGCCGAACGGGTAGACGTCCCATCCCATCCCGTAAACCGTCACGCTCCCCGAGGCGGGCATGATGACGCGCGTCGAGTCGAGCGTCTGGCTCTGCTGGAAGATCGGCGCGGTGTCCGAGATCACGTGGCCGGCGCACGAGTCGACCACCGTCCACGTGATCCCGTCGACGGACACGTCGCGCTGGATCGTGACCGTATCGATGGTGGAGGCGGTGCTCGTGAGCTTCAGCGTGCCGAAGAACGTCGAGTCGGCGAGATCGGCGACGAGCGGCGCCTGGAGATAGACCACGCGCGTCTTCAGCCAGTGCTCGCGCACGTCGATCGCCGCGGTCGTGTCCATCGTGCCGAGCGCGCCGATGCCGGTCGTGCCGGATGCGGCCGCACCGTGCCAGCCATTCAGGATCGAGCTCGAGTAGGCCGTCTGCCCGGGATTGGTCGCGACGAAGGGATTGTCCGCGAGGTTCGAGTTGCGCGCGGCGACGAGCGGGACGCGCTTGATGTAGAAGGCCGCGCCACCCTGAGCCTGCGCGCTGCCCGGCGTCACGCCAGCGAAGAGCGCTGCGACTGCGGCGGTCAGAACCGCCCCAACGATCAGACCGCGAATGTTCCGCATCATCGCACCGCACCTCCCTGCGCGTTGACAGCTTCGCGGGCACTCCCTGTGCACCGCGGATCCCCGAGGGCGCTTGCTGCGCCGGCTCCCCCGACACATCGGGTTATTTTTCAGGATTGCAAGAGGAAAGTTACTGACCGGGTCGGCCCATGGAGGCGGGAGGTCGGCAGGTAGTCGCGGACAGACCCGGGGATGGCTACACCATCCCCGGGCTGGCCGTGACTCCTGTCCGCGACTCCATTGGTGTCCGTGACTTCTGGCCGTGACTCAAGAGACGAGCCTCTATAACCTTGTGCCCCACAACACTAAGAGTTACGGACACCGAGTCACGGACAGTCACGGACAGGAGAAAATCATCTGTCCGTGACTAAACACACAAAACAGGTGTCCGTGACTCTGTCCGTGACTGTCCGCGAGTCCGTTACTGCCATGTTGGCATATCGCCCATGACAACTATTTTGCTATCATAGGGCTTGACTCACCGCGCACCGGAGGCGCGAAACGGCCCGCACGGAGGCGTTTCACGTTCCGCGGAGGGGATCCCGGTGACTCACAGGATGCGCACGATCGGCTGGGCGATGGTCGCTGCAGTCGCGATCGGACTGGCCTGGCGCAGCGGCTATCTCGAAGCCTACGCCACGTTCTTCTGGATCGCTCTGAGGGCGGGCTAGTTCTCCGCCCGTTCCTCGACGCGATAGCTCCACGTGCGGAAGTCGACGCGGATGCGTTCGACACCACGTTCCTTCAGCCGCTCGAGGTGCCTGCGCACCGAGCGAACGGACAGCTTCATGGTGCCAGCGATCTCCTCGGCGGTGATTGGCTCGGTGTGCGTGCGTATCGCCTGCCAGACTGCCTCGACGTTCTGATCGCCGCGCTTCTCAGGCGCCCGGACGAGCACGGAAGGACCGCCCTCGTCGGGGATCTCGTAGTGGATCGGGTCCGGCTCCCTCGCATAGTTCGCCTTGTCGAAGTAGATGGCGCGCAGCCCGGACGGCGTCTTGGAGCAGGTGAGCACGGTGTTGGCTGCAGCGGTCAACTTCGAGCCGCCGCGGATCATGGACAGCCGATCGGTCTTCGAGCGGTCTTCGACCTTACGCTCGTGGTGGATGAACTCGAGGGCGGCGCCGGTCGAGTAGCGGATGTCGTCGCAGTTCTCGATGAAGGGCCCGAACTCCTCGTTCGTCTCCTCGCGGTTCCCCATGCAGCGGGAGAGCGCGTCGCAGATGACGAGGTCCGGGGTCAAGGCATCGATCAGGTGTCGGAGGGCGAGCGCCCCGGCGGTGGACACGAGATCGAGCCCGCCGTCCAGCTGCTGGCGCGTGAGCCAGTGGAAGCAGCCGCCGGGCCCGGAGAGCGTCAGGTCGCGGTAGGCCCCGAGGAGCTCGGACGATTCGGCATGCACCGATCCATCGCCGAAGATCGACAGGCAGCGCTCGAGCCAGCGGTAGTTGGAGAACTCGAGCGCCAGGTAGCAGACGCGGAGGGGGCGGTCGGAAGTGGCGAGCCCCATCCACGACTCGCCCTTGGCCATGGCTACGGCCATCTCGAGCGATAGGCGCGACTTCCCGAGCCCCGGCTGGCCGGCGAAGATGACGAGGTCGCCGCGGCAGATGAGCCCGTCGCCGAGGAGCGAGACCGGGCGCGGGAGGTCGGCCGCGGTGAGCGCGGTGGACGCATGGATGGCCTCCAGCAGCCCGGAGCGGGTCGAGCCGGCGGAGGAGAGATCGCGGAGCCGAGCTGAGAACTCCGAGGAGAGCGCGATCGGATCGTCGGTGGCGTGGGCCGCTTCGTCGAGCGAGCGCGTCAGGGCGATCAGTTCCCGCTGGCGCTCGAGGCGGACCAGGAGATCGCAGCGGCCCTCGAGGTTCTCCGGGGCGGACGCCCATTCGGTCAGGTGGGCGAGGTTCCCGAGATCGTCCGGGTCAGCCTTCACGCCGCGGCGAAGCAGCTCGTGGACGGTGACGATGTCGGCAGCCGGTGCGAGCGCCAGGATGGCGGCGTAGACGCGGGCGTGGAATGGGCCATAGAAGGAGCGTGCCGTGACGCCGCGGCGGGTGGCGCGTGCGATTAGGTCGGCCTTGGAGAGGAGCGTGCCGAGGATGGCGCGTTCGGCTTCGAGGTCGTGGGGGGCTGCGGTCACCCGATCCGCGCGCGCATCTGCGCGTCGCCCTCGGCGAGGGCGTTCAAGTTCGCGGCTGTCTGGAACGCCGCGGACTGGCGGGCTTCCGGGGCCGAGATGTTCCAGAGTAGCTGCAGGCGCAGGTAGTGCTCGAGCGTGAGGATGGCCCGGAACGGCGTGGAGGTGCCCATGCGAGACTGGCGCGTGATGGCGATGGGCGTATCGGTTCCGGCGGCCCGGATGGCTTCCTCGAGTGCCGCGAGGGGCTGCGGTGCGCCGGTCTCCTTGACCTGCACACAGAGCCCTGGGGTGCCCTTCAAGTCCCGGCCTCGGATCGCGTCCTGGCTCTCCTCGCCCGAGCAGCGACGCGCGGCGTCCGGGTAGAGGAGTTGCAGGATCCGCGCAGCAGCCCGCTCGGCGTTCGCTCCCTTGTCCCGCGATCGCTTACCCACGGGTGGCCTCGCCGTAGTAGGACCAGGAGGCGCGGATCTTCGCCTCGGTCGTCCGGATCAGGTGGCGCTTCGAGCGGAGGTGCACCAGGCAGTCGGCGACGCGGATGACCAGATATCGCCGGCCGAGCGGGTGCTGCCAGATCTGCTGCGGCTTGATCTCGCGGTGGTCGACCATGGTCGCAGCCTCGGCGTAGGACCAGCCGGGCGGGATGATCCGCACCTTCAGGGGCCCGCGGTACTCGCCGTTCTGCGATGTCGTGACGGTCCCGAACGCGATGTCGTCTCGGTGGCGGCAGGATGCGGTGCTATGGAGCCGGCTGCCGCATGTCTCGCAGATCCCGAGCGTGCTCCGGAGCCCGGTGCGCTCGAGCGGTACCGGGCGATGGCCGTTCCTGCCGGCCGTGCCTTCCTCGAACCTCAGCTGCCTGGCCATCCGTGGCCTTTCGTGTTGCGCGGGAGTCAGCCGCGCGGGTGGTATCGCCTGATCTCGTCCGCGAGGCGGGCGGTATCGATGTGGGTGTAGATCTGCGTGGACCGGATCGAGGCGTGGCGCATGGCCTCCTGGATGACCCGGAGGTTGGCGCCGCGCTCCATCAAGTGGGTGGCGAAGCTGTGGCGCAGCATGTGGGGCGTGACACGGACGAGGCCGGCCTTCTTCCCGCGCTCTCGGACCATGCGGTGGAGGCCGGCGTAGCGGAGTGGGCCGCCGAAGCAGTTGATCCAGAGCCGGTCATGCGACTCGCGGGCGATGAGGGCTGGGCGGGCCGCTGCGAGGTAGCGGGCGAGCCAGAGGTGGGCGTGCTCGCCGTACGGCACGATGGCGTCGACCGAGCCCTTGCCGGTGATGCGGAGGGTGCGGCCGCGTTCCGAGACGCCGGCGAGAGTGACGCCGAGGATCTCGGCGGAGCGGAGGCCGGTCGAGTAGAGGAGCTCGAGGAGTGCGCGGTCGCGGATGTCGAGCGGGGCCGCTCCTGCGACCGATTCGATGAGTGCGCGCATGCCGTCCTCGGAGAGCCAGCGCGGGAGCTTCCTCCCAGGGCGCAGGCGGAACCGTCGCTCCAATGGGTTCGGTCCGGTGGTCGGCACCCGGCTCGCGAAGAAGCCATGGAAGCGCTTGATCGCCGTCTGCTGGAGCGCGATGGTGGCCGATGACCTGCCACGCGCGCGGGTCCATTGCAGATACCGGCCGATGGAGTCGCGGGTGGCTTGAGCTGGGTCGTTGTCGTGGATGGCGAGGTTCTGTAGGTACATGCTCACGTGTGAGGCGTAGACGCGCACGGTCGATTCGCTGACCTGCTCGCTGCGCAGGTGGTGGATGAATGCTTCGAGGAGTCGGGGGATCTCCATGGACCGCGGCCTTTCGGAGAATGGTCCCTCTCGTTTTCGGCCCTCCGTGGCTCGCGGTTGATGATGCCGGGGTGTCAGAAGCTGTTACGCTGCCACTGGTTGACGATCTGGACCGCGACGGCGTGGTTGATGGTGACGATCTCGGGCGGCGAGGCGGCTACTGACTGCCGTTCTGCGTGAGCCTTCTCATTTCGCTCTGCCGAGATGGCGAGCCTGCGACTGGCGCGGCAGTCCGGGCAGCGTCGGCATCCCCCGCGGCGCGTGATGACGAACCGGCGCGGGCAATCGCAGCAGCGAATGACGGAGGAGCCACGGGGGCGCGCGCTCACTTGCCCTTCGCTCGCGTGCGGACGGGGAATAGGTTCCAGACCGTTACGCGGAACATGGTGCACTCGGGGCGCACGATGAGCGGCCGCACGCCGATGTTGCCGTTGCTGGTCGAATCGCCCGGCTGCGTTCCCTCCGCCAGCAGCACCGGGTAGTAACTGCCCGGGCCATATTCCTTCCATCCGAGCGTGAGAAGGGCGAGCGCCAGCATCGCCAGCACGATCCAGGCGCGCGTCCGCTGCTTGCGCGTCATGGCTACCGATACGACGCGTTGTTGGTGGCGATACTCGCATTGGCCGTCATCACAGCCTCGCGGAGTTTGCGAATCGCGGTGGTGCGGTCCGGCCCGGGAGCGCAGCAACGGTCGATGATTCGGGCCAGCGAGAGCGCTCCGCCGCGAATCGCTCGGTAGTCCTCCTCTTGGCGCGGCGTGGCTGCGTGATAGGTGAACAACTCGGAGAGCGCGTCCTTCGGCGCCGGCGCGTCTACGGGAACGTGGGTGCTGCCGTCTGGTGCCTGCATTGTGTGCCTCCATGCCCTCTCGGGCGGTTGTGCTACCTGCGCTGCTTGGGCGTCATGGCTTCGGCCACGGGGTGAAGTCGATGAACGGTAGTCCCGCCGCCCGCTCCATTGCTGTCGGTACCTTCGGGTATTCGTCGAAGTGCCATCGTCCCATCTTGCGTCCCTGTTCGTCGCGCCAGAACGAGTAAATCCTGCGACGCCCGCGCACGGCCAGTTCGACCGTGCCCGGCACCCCGCACAAAGCAGCGAGCCAAGACGGTGGGGTGTAGACGCGCAGCGGCAGTTCGCATCCTTCGCCGTAATAGTCGATCTCGATGCGCTCTCCATTCGGGCCAAGTTGCTCGGGCAATGCAAACGGATTCGCGCTCACGGCAGGCCTGCGGGCGGCGTGGACAGCGCTCGCTTGGCCCATTCCATGTCGGCTGCGGTGATTGGCTCGGTCGATGCGACGGCGTCCAGCATCTGCTGCCTGAGTTCCTTCCGAGTGAGTGGGCCGAGAGGCATCGTCAGCGCATCGTGCCATCGCTTGATGTCCCCCCTCAGCTTCGCCGCCTCCGCGCGGGCTGCGCCAGCCAGCTTTGCACAGTGTTCGGCGGTAGACTCTGCCCGCCTAGCGCGGATCTCAGCCTCCGCGCACTCGCGTTGCGCCTCGTCGCGAGCGTGCATGAGGTCAACAATCTGCGCGGCGTTCTCGGCCAGTTTGGCGCGCACCGACTTTGCAGCGTCCTGCCAGAACTCGGTGCGCGGCGCGCCCCATACACACAGCTAGCAGAGAACCGTGCGCGTCTCGTCCCGCTCGCGTTGCGCCTGCTCAAGCTGGGAGCGCGTGGCGTCGAGTTCGGCGATAAGCTGATTCAGCCACTTTGGTGCCACTTTGTGCCCCGCGTATTCCTTGAGCGCGCGGATGTATGCCTCGCCATCGCGAGTCATGGTCAGCGGGCGTACTGGGTCGCTCTCAGAAGGGCACATCGGCGTCCTCGCTTCTCGGCTTTGAGGGTAGGTCAGTGACGCGGGTCCACGGATTCTCTGTCGCGTAGGAGTCCACGCCCGCCGCCCACAGCGACCCATCATCGGCGAGCGCGAGAATGATCCCGTCTGTCTGCGTGGAGGACGTATTAGCCACCCCAGCCACGGCGATCTGAACGATGCGGCGTGGGTCCATCGGTCGGCTCATGTGCGGTCCTCTCTCTCTGCGGTGCTCGTCTTGGCGCACGAGCAAGTGCAGCCGCAGGTGCACAGCTTGTCGATGCCAACGGCGGCTCGGAAGCAGGCAACGCAGACCGACGCCGCCCCGTGGTGGTGAGATAGCGGCGGAATCTCCGCCTTCTCCGTCTCGCCGCGACGACCGCAAGACGAGCCGCACGCAGGCGTCCCAGAGCACGTCGCCCGATGCCATTTGCCGCCGTAGCTCGCAGCGCGAATCCAGCCGTGCGGAGCGTTGAGCGTGGCGCGGCTCATGTCGTCGGCTCGCTGGTGCTGCGAGCGCGTAGCGCGATCATGCGACCTCGGCCACGGCTTGGAACTGCGCGCGGACGAGCGCAGCGGCGAGCGGAGGACATACCGAGTTCCCGCACATGCGAACCTGTGCTGTCTTCGAGAGCGGCTTTCCCTTCACGGCCGGATCGATCACGTAGCTGTCGGGGAACCCCTGCGCGCGGAAGAGCTCCCGGGGCAGGAGCATCCGCATCCCGATGTCGGCGATGGCGTAGTCCGTGCCGTCGACCGTGACGAGCCCGAATCGGTCGTGTGTTGTCACCGAGCGAAGCGGTAGATCGAGCTGCTGCCCGGTTCCCTGACCGTAGTAGCTGACGAGGAACGCCCGGACCTCCGCGTAGTGATTCCCGCCGGCCTGCACGGTATGAAGCGGCTCGGTCAGGGATTGGCCGTCCGGGCTCGTACCCTTGAACTTCGTGATATGCGATGTGACGAGCGCGTGGTGATCCTGCGTGGTCACTGTCGGGAGCGGGAGCGACATCTGCGTGCCGTCGTTCTCGTGGCCGCCGTAGTGGCGAGCCAGGAAGGCCGCGACGAGTGCGCCCTGACTGCCCTGCGCGGTCACGGTTCCGAGCGGGCGCCGAATGTCCCTCACTCGAGGCGCCTGTCCCTCGCGCTCGCCGTTGCGGGTCTCGATCAGCGTGGGCGCCACCAGGGCGAAATGGCCGCCCTTCACCTGCGCGCAGACGGTCCGCATTGGTTCGTCGATAGGGAGGTTCCGCTGGTTCGAGGCGTTCGCGTGCTCGGTGAGGAATGGCGCGACGAGGGCGTGCTCCCCGCGGTGGGCGCCCGTGACTGTCGGCATCGGGTCGTCGATCGAGTGCATTCGCGCGTCCCCCTGGTGGGCGACCGGCACGATGAAAGGCTGCGCCGCGTTGATGACGTAGCGCCAGACGCCACGCCCGATTCGCCGGAGCGTGTTCTCCGCGAGCGGGCGGCTGCGCTCGAATATAGACGGGCATCCGACCGACCATTCGATACATTCGGCGGCGACCCTGTGCGCGAACGACCGGCCCGGTCCGTGCGTGGGATCCGGCCAGACGATGGGCTGGCCGTCGCAGCGCGCGATCACGAACAGTCGCTTGCGAGACGTGGGCGCGCCGAAGTCGGAGGCCCGGAGCTCGCGAAGCTCGACCGCGTAGCCGCAGCGTTCGAGTGCCCGCTTCCAGCGAAGGAAGGTCAGCCCGCGCCGAACCGGACATGGCCGCCCGTCCGTGCCGAGCGGACCCCAGCCCTGGAACTCCTCCACGTTCTCGAGGCAGATGATCCGCGGTCGCACCGCCTTCGCCCAGCGGATCACGACCCATGCGAGCCCCCGGATCTTCTTCTCGACCGGGCGGCCGCCCTTGGCTTTCGAGAAGTGCTTGCAGTCGGGCGAGAACCATGCGAGGCCGACCGGCCGTCCGGCGCACGCCTCTACCGGGTCGACGTCCCACACTCTCTCGCAGTAGTGCCGGGTCGTAGGATGGTTCGCAGCGTGCATCGTGATTGCCTCGATGTCGTGATTGATCGCGATGTCCGGCGAGCGACCGAGCGCCAGCTCGATGCCGAGCGATGCGCCGCCGCCGCCAGCGAAGTTGTCCACGATCAGTTCGCAGCCATCCATGAAGTTCGTTCTCCTCTCCGAAGTTGCGCCGGACCGGGAGCCCTCGGCGCCTTGTTGCGGGCCAGCGCCGCACTCCCGGTCCTAGTTCGTGTTCAGAACGTCGGCACGTCGTCGTCGTCGCGCGGAGGTTCCGGCTTCCAATCGCCCGCCCCGCCAGGCGGTCCGAAGTCGTCAGCCGGAGCCTCGTCGCGCTTCGCCGGGGCCGAGAGGAAGTGAACGATGAGCGCGCGGATCTCGGTCGTGTAGCGCTTCTGGCCCTGCTTGTCCTGCCACTCCTTGGTCTCGATCTTCCCCTCGACGTAGACCTTCGATCCCTTGGAGAGGTACTTGGCGCACGCCTCCGCCTGCGCCTTCCAGACTGTGACGCGGTGCCACTCCGTGCGCTCCTGCTTCGCCCCGCTCGCGTCCTTCCAGCTCTCGGACGTCGCGACCGAGAGCGTGACGACGGCATCGCCAGCCTGCGTGTAGCGCTTCTCGGGATCCTTGCCGAGGTTCCCCAAGATGATCGCCTTGTTGACCGAGCTCATCGCGGCGCCTACGTCGTGACCGGGCGCGTCAAGCGCTCGGCGATGCGGGTGAGTTCATCATCGGTCAGGTCCGAGGTCTCGCGGACCTCGCGGCCGGTCTCATCGGACAGGAACTGCGAGGGGCTCTCGTTCCGCTCGTGCATGCCGTTCCGGATGCTCCGGCGCAGTCGTTCGCGCGTGAGCATGTCCATGGGCTTCACGACCTCGACCTCGGCGCCGTCCGTGGCGGCCGAGGGTTCGGCGGGGGATTCCTTCGCCTTGGCGGGCTTGGCGGCAGGCGCCGCGGGCGTGGGGTCGGGATCGAGGTCTGCGGTCCGGCCCTCGATATCGGCCGTCTTCTTCTTGCTGCGCGCGGCCTCGACGATCTCTCGAACCAGTCTCAGGCCCGCGTCGAGCTTGTCGAGATCCATGACCGTCACCGCTCGCCAAGAAAGGGTGCCGAAGCAGTTCTCGAGGAGCGATTGGCGGAACTTCTTCTCTTCGGTGGTTTGCCCGGGCGCCGCCTTCTTGATGGTTTCTTCGACGGTCTCGAGCAGGATTTCCCGGCGGAGCTTCTTTTTCTCGGTCGCATCGTCGTCCTGGAAGAGCGATCGGTCGTTGCCCTCCGGTTCGTCGGCGACCACCGCGGCTGGGTTCGCGAGCAGGTAATCGAACACCGGAGCAAACTCGACCCCGGTCGGGTTCTTGAGCGTTTTCCCGTCGAGCAATCCGGAGCGGTCTTTCAAGATGGTGCAGGTGCGATAGACGACCTTGTCGTCCTCGAGTAGCTCCTCGATCCGGTCCATGTGAAGCACGATGTCCGGCTCATAGGCGGTCTCGCCGTCGATCTTCATCTTGACGCCTGACTTGTAGATCTCCAGTTTCTTCTTGCCGCTGTCGGTGACGGTTTCGTTCGTGTCGTATTCGTAACCAGCGCGCCCGGTAAACAGGATGTCGATCCGCGAGCGAACGAACCGCGCCGAGAAGGTGTCCTTCCACCGCGGCTTCAACACCCCCCAGTCGAACATCTCCAGGCGGTTGCGGTGCGCCTCGTTTTTGTAGGCTTGGACGAAGTTCTCGTATATGTGACTCATGGAATCGAGGAGCAGCACGGGGGCGTAGCCCGATTCGCAGAGATCCATCGCGGTCATGACATCTACGAGCGCCCGCGTCTCCTTCACTACCAACTCGATGCCGGCGGTCTCCACGATACGGCGCAGGAATCCCGAGGACTTCTCGGTGTCGATCATCGCGATCCGCATCGGTGTCTTGGGGTCAAGCTTCTTCCGCTGCAGGACGAGCGCGATCGCGATCTTCATGAGCGTGAAGGTCTTGCCGGTGCCCGCGAACCCCTGCGCGGCGACCTTCAAGTATGGCTTGATATTGGCGGCTGGCGAGAAGAACGCGCTCCCCGCGGTGGTCGGTGCCTGCTCGATGCTCATGTTCGCTTCTCCTCGGGTGGTGGCGCCTCGTGCGCCGGGTGGTTTGAAGGTGAGTCGGTGTCCGGACGAGCCCGCGCCCCTTGCTAGTGGGCGGGCTCCCCGGCCGATACCGGGACGGCCGCTCCCGCGCCGGACACCGTTGCTGGATTGGCGATCGTCTTGGGGTCGACCACGATCAACAGATTCCCGCCGAACCCACTGCGAAAGACGCCCTGCGGCCCCGGCGCGGTGGCCGCCCTGACCGCGGGTACCGGCTGCATGTCCTCCATGCTCTTGGCCAGCGTCGCGAAGAGCGCAGCCATGGCGTAGAGCTGGGCCGGCGACTCGTACCGCATGGCGATGACCGCGTTCGGCTGGAACTCGGTGGGGTAGTTGCCGCCGACGCGGACGAACGCTCCGCCCGGTGCGCGCAGTTCCAATTGCGCGAGCGTGGGCGTGGCGAATGCTGCGAGGAACACGTTCCGTTCGGCCGGCGACGTCGGCGATGCGATCGCCTTCTCGACCTTCTCGATGACGGTGTTCATCCGATCCTCCAGTTGATGAATAGTGCGGCGAGCATGAGGATGCTCGCGACGATGAGTAGCTCGGAGCGCGCGGGGCGGTTCATTCCTCGCTCCACCAGTAGCGTGGGCGGTCCATGTCGGCGAGGCGGCCCGCGAGGCTCTCGGCGAGGTCGCGCAGCTGGTGTGCGCGAAGGAGCGTTCGCGCCGAGAAGAAGCCGTGCATCGCGTTGAAGTAGGCGCGGATCAGGCGGGCGCGGCTCATGACGTGCGCTCGGGGAGCATGAGCCGTCCGTTCTGGATCGCCTCGAGCTGCGGGATCAGCCGCTGGCCGAGCGTCGAGCCATCGGGGAGCACCACGTCAGAGAAGAACTCGCGCTCGAGCGTGGAGATTCCGCTGTGCACGGCCTCGAGCTTCGCCTTGATGACGAGCGCCAGGGACCGCCAGCGGCGACGCTCCTCGGCGCGGTAGGCTTCGTCGGCCGAGTCCTTGGTCCTGCGCCGCCCGGCCGGCGAGATCAGGAACTTGCTCGGATGCTCCATCGGGAGCGCGAGCATGATGCTCGTCGAGCCGTGCCGGAACGTGACGTGCGCGAACGCCTGACCGCCTTCGTTGGCCCAGCCGCTCCCGAACTGCGAGCAGCCGTAGCGGGTCAGGAGCCGCTCGATCTCGGCCTTGCTGCGGTCCACGGCGACGCCGGTGCCACTCGCGTAGCCGCTCACCACTTGCTCCCGTTGAACCACTTCAGGTGCATCTCCCCGAGCAGCATGGCGACCGCGACGCGCGCCTCCTGCGCGTGCTCGGGGACGTGCGAGACCGGCGCGACGTCCGCCGGGATGTACCACTCGGTGCATTCGGCGGTCCGCTGGGCGTCGTATTCCTCGCGCGTCTCGCGAACGATTTTCTCCAGCCACGCCTGGATCTTGAGCCATTGGCCGCGGCTCATCTGACGCCTCCGAGCGGCAGCGCCCGGCTCCCGACGAACAGGAACGCGGCGACAAACAGGATCGAGAAGGCGCCGAGCGAGAGTAGCGCGGCGGCGAGGACCAGCGTGCGGGCCTTCATGGCTGCACGCGCCAGTGCTCGCCCATCGCCTCGGCCTGGTCCATGGCGCGCTCGAGCATGCGGTCGCCGCAACTGAGGCAGTCGCGCCCCTGATCGCAGAACTGGTTACCCGAATAGGGGCAGCCGGAGTCGGGCTTCAGTCCCTCGCCATGACAGACGCCGCACCGAAGTGCGACGTAATGGTCTCCCTGAAGATCGGCGTCGTCGTAGCCCGCCCCCCCGCAGTTCAGGCAGATCGAGCTGGCGAGCCTCTTCTTGCAGTCCTCACAGCACTGCCGGTCGCCGATCAGATCGGGAAGAAGAACGCCGATCGCGCTGCCGCAGAACTCGCACGGCACCCGGTAGCGCGGTTCCGGTGTTGCTCTCGTGGTATCGGCCACGGTCGCACTCCTTGGTTGCTGCGGAGTGCGGACTGCAATGTCGAGGGCGTAACCCTATGTGATATAGAGTCAAGTTACCTGACAGTAACTCGACCCCGGGACTCGCACAGGGTGTCTCGGCACTAAGCAGCCCGCCTCCACAGAGTCAGCTGCGTGTTGCGCTTCATCAGCGTCTCCACTTCCTGCGGAGAGGGAAGCGAGCGAGCGAGGATCAGGCGGTTGCGGGCGATGAGCCGGGCCTCGGTCGAACGGTAGTGCGGTTGACCGCCGTCGTGGCGCTCGAGCACTTCCGTGGTCTCGTCCAGGGCATTGATGGCGTCGCGGGCGACCGCGAACTCGAACAGGCGGTGAATCATCCGGGGCTCGTCGTGGTCCCCCCACGCCACTGTCCCGTCCTCATCCATGAGCACGATGCGGCCTTCCGTCGCGCGCACCGTCAGCACGTCCTGCGGCCTGTTCGTGCTTCGCATCTCGTCTCCTTACGCTGCGCGCGGTAGTTGGCCGCACGGGGTGGAACGTAGATCAGGGCTTTTCCGGTGTCAAACGTTTATTTCAACGGCCCGCCTGCGCCGCCCTGCCGCCGTAGTGGGCATGAAGCATGCCGATGGTCGTGGCGTCGGGGATGTAGCGTAGCGTCGCCCCGGACCTATCTACAGCGTCCACGGCCACATAACGCCCGCGGGCCGCCGGAAGGGTTGCCCCGTCCAACGGCCCGCCATGCAGCATGATCCAGCGCGTTATGCCGACTTCCGCCTTGCCGGGCGCACGCCGCCCCTGAGAGCCGTCAGGCGCTTCGCCACCTGCTCCGCCTCCGAGCGCAAGTAGCCCTTGCGCGTCTCCAGGTAGGCGAGCATGACCTCTTCCGCCGGGCGCTTCAAGACCTTCGCCAGCCGCTCGATGAAGTCGTCCGATACCGCGGTCCGGCCCGACTCTACGTTCATCAGGCTCTGGGCGATGACGCCGAGCTTCGCCGCCGCGTCCATCTGCTTCGGGCAGCCGGAGAGCCGTCTGAGCATCGCCAGCGGGGTCTTGACCATGCGGGCCAGTATACACTTTTCCCTCCGCCGGACAACGCCACGGGCGCCGATTTCATGCTTCGGCAGCCCGTGGCGCCTGCTTGAGCCCGGCCTAGATGGAGTCGCCGGCGTGGGGACGGGGATCGAGCTTCCCCTGAGCGATGTTCAGGAGCTCGCCGGGCACCGCCCCGCCGACCGCGGCGAGGTTTGCCGGGTCCACCGCCTGGTCGAGCTTGGCGATGATCGGGTTCAACACCCCCGCGAGGTCAGGGAGCTTCGCCACGGCCTCCAAGAGTGCGGCCTTGACGGCGGGGCCTTCCCCGGCGCCCAAGCCCAGCAGCTTCAGAATCCAGTCCAGAGCGTTCATCGTGATCTCCCTGTGAGAGAAGCGTCTCGGCTACTTGAGCGGGAAGAGGTAGCGGACCGCGGCGACCGTCAGGACGTTCTTCGAGACCGCCCCCACGCTCGCATCCACGCCGACCACCACGTTCGGCCACGCCTTGTTGGGCACCCAGCCGAAGCCGGCGTCCGGAGCCCACTCGTTCGGGCCGACCTCGGCCTTCGAGCCGCCGCGGTAGACCGCCCCGAAGTAGGCGTTGAAGAGCGGGTCGTTGACGTCCGTCGCGGTGATGCGGCCGCCCACGTCCCAGCGCTGGTAGTCGTGGGAGAAGCCGTGGAACGCGCCCCCGACCGCCGAGATGTGCGGCGAGAGCGAGGCTGAGACCGTGCCGCCGGCCTCGACGTCCGCCGGTGCGCCGGTCGCATCGCCCGAGAGCCACGCCCCGTTGACGCCCACCGCGGCGCGGAACACGTTCGAAAGGTCGGCGCCGTAGGCCGACGCCGCCAGCGTCAGAAGCGACGCCGCGAGAATCCCTGCGAGGAATGCCTTCACTTCGCAACCTCCTTGTTGAGTGAGTTCGTCGCCGGAGCGCCGCCGGTCAACCCGGATGCGCTCGCGGTCCCCAGGGCTGCGGCCGTCCAGAGGACGAGCCCGCCGACCCATGCGTTGCTCGGCGGCCAGCTGGTCGGCACGTGCCCGAGGACGAACACGTAGAGCACCGCCCCGCCCACCACGACCACCAGCGGAGCGACCCAGTCCGCCACCTTGGCCGGAGCCTTCAACGCCCACTGGACGGCATAGCCGAGCGTCACGGCCGACCCGACCTCCACGCTCACCGCCCAGCTCGAGAGCACGGCGATCAACCATGCCGGCAGCCCCACCTTTCTCAGACCATCCACTTGCGTGACCTCCCTGTCGTGCGCACGTGACTTCTCCCCGGGGAGCGCGCACCACGCCCCGGAGCCACAGCGGTCAGTCCGGGCGCTTGAGGAACGCCTCGCGGACGATCCAGAGCGCCCAGATCGCGAGCCCGACCCAGAGGAGCCACCTCATCGCTCGCCCCGGAGCCAGTACCAGGCGGAGACGAACGGGGCCGCGATCCGGCAGGCGACGATGATGGCCGCGTGGAAGAGGAAGAGGCCGGCGTCCACGAACATCAGAGCCGCCCCTTCCGCTTGGCGCTCCGGTAGGCCCACCACACGATCCCGCCCGCGCCCACTACCAGCCCCGCGAGGAATGTCCACATGCCGCGCCTCCGTCATTTCGGCTTCACGATCCGGTAGACCTCGGTGTTGTAGGTCCGTCCCCCGAGCGCGCGCATCGTCCGCTTCCCCTCGTGAAGCCAGCCCGCGGCGTAGGCCCTCCTGAGCATCGCGCGAGTGGTGTTGATTCCCTTGCCGATCTTGTCGGCCCACTCTTGCGCGGTGAAGCCCTCGTCGTTCTTCCGCGAGAGGGCGGCGAGCTCCTGTAGCCATTCGCTCTCCGTGATCTTCGTGCTCGCCACTACCCCTCCCTGGATCGCTCGAGCCGCCAGGTCTTGCGGCGCGTGTAGAGCTCCTCATCACCCTTCCGTAGCAGGATCCCGCCGAACTGCGGCTGTGATAGCCGTGCCCCGGGGATCTTCCAGGCGAACGGTGTCTTCGCCTGCCAGCCCGGGGTCACGACGGCCATGTAGTAGCCCTCGTCGCCGTCGATCTCGATCTTCAAGCCGCGATGCCGGTGCGAGCGGACGATCACCTGCGGCGGCTCATCGCCCCAGCGGCCGGCCTCGACGAAGCTCTCGGTCAGTTCCTTGTGCACCGCGGTCGCCTCGTAGGCTGCGCTCCCGGTGGTCCCGATGTGGTGCAGGAAGTGGCAGAGGTGCCCGCCGATCCGGAGCCAGAGTTCCCACCGCGCGAACTGGCCATCCTCGTTCGCCACCGCCCCGAGACGCTTCGCCAGCGCCTCCTCGTACTGGGCGGATGGCCCGACGTGCGCCTCGGTGCCGCGGACGTGGTAGTAGGCCTGCGCCTTCGCCACGATCGGGGCCAGTACCTGCTCGGCCCCGCGCACCTGGTCCTCCATGTTGTGGCTGACCTGCGTCACCGCGTTGTGGTGGACGCCATCCATCGCATCGCCGTTGCAGACGACGAAGTAGGGCTCGCCCTTGGTCACGCGCGGCACCCACTCGTCCCAGAACTCGCGCCACATCGCCCACGTCTTCCGCTGGATGCGGCTCGGCTGGTAGCGGCCGCCATCGTCCAGCGCGAACCCCTCCGGGGGGCAGAGGCCCAGGCGGCAGAAGATGTGCGGATCCGAGAACACGATCGCCTGCTGGCAATGGTCAGGACGCCTGCGTTTCAAAGATCCCCCTTCACCAATCTCGCAGCGATCGCGCGACGCCACCACCACCAGCGCCGGCGACTCTTGCGAATCCGCTTCCAGACGACGCGCTCGGTCCCGAGCACGTCGCCTTCCTCCAACTGTCCGCGTCCCGCGAGCCGTTCGCGCTCGCAGTAGTGGATGAGCTCGTGCACAACCGCGACGATGAGGCCGCAGTTGTAGACATCCACCCAGAGAACGAGGATCCGGCCGCTGTCGACCTCCCACTCCATCCCGGCCGACTGCTTTCGCTTGGCGCGGAGCCTGATGCGCTTGATCTGAAGGAGCTGCCGCCGAAGACGGCGCTCGCACTTCTCGAGGGTGTCGGGCCCCATCTCCCCGCCCTCAGCGGCGCACCGTGTAGGCGGCCACGTAGACCGCGACCATCAGCGCCAGCGTCACGAGCGCCACCACCTTTCGCGCTAGCACGAGCTGGGGGACGGTCATGAGCGATCGCCGAGCCGGCCCTTCAGTTGCGATAGCTGCCGCGACAGTTCGTCGTGGTCCTTCCGGAGCTCGTCGTGTTCCTCCCGGAGCGCCACGAAGTCCTCGCGGTCCCGGCGCCGGAGCGCCACGCTGATCGCGAGCTGCGCGAGCACGCTCCCGACCCCCAACAGCAGCACCCCCACCGGCGCCCAGTCCCTGACGTTCATCCATTGCTCCCCCCGTAAACGATGTATTCGCCCGGCCAGGGCGAGATGAGCGCCGCGTTGACGTCGTCGTGGCCCGGGTGGTGCGCGGACGGGATCGCCGCGTGGATCCAGAACGACGATTCGTTCTTCTTCGCCTGTCGGTGGTCTTCCAGGATCAGCTGCCCGTAGCGACCCTTGAGCGCTGTCACCGCCCACCGGAAGAGCCGCATCGTGGAGACGGTCCAGAGTTCGCCCTCGACGCCCTGCACGTAGACGTCGGCGGCCCGGCCCGCCAGGTGGTCGCTGTGCGTGACGCCTCCGACCGCCGCGTTGTGGTCCGGGAGCCGCCATGCGTCGGTGACGTGCACCGGCACGCCGATATAGGCGCGCATCGGCTCCAGCAGCTGCTCGGCGAGCGTGATGACGTTCCCGAGCACCTCGGGCGGCACGGAGCCATCCCAGCCGAGCGGCAGGAACTCGTGGAGACGGAAGTTGGGCGACACGCTGGCGCCATCGTGGGTCATGGGTGCATGGCCACGGCGAAGCGGAAGGGGTCGGTCCAGGTGATGTTGCTGTCCGGATCGAGGTAACTGATACGCGCCTCGTAGAGGTCCGGCACGCCGTTTCCCCCTGGCTTGGGAATCGACGGCGTTATTCCAGTGACGAAGGGGCCGAAGGTGAGGAGTCCGATCGCGCCGTTGTCCACGCCGCCATTGGTGTCGATCGTTTGGTAGGCTTTCTCGGAACCATCGACCTGGCGTTCGAGATGGAGCACGACGCCGGTGCAGTTGGTCATGTCGACGATGACCCCGTCGCGGAGCACGGTGTATGCGAAGAGGGCCGCGGCGTCCCCGTAGACCCACGTGAAGAGGAGTTGGCTCACATGCTTCCTTTCGTGATGGGCCTGAGTCGGAAAGTCGACGAGGAAGAGCGCGTCTTTGGAAACGACGCTGACCGACGTGGAGGTGGTCCCGTCATTGACCGTGGGGTTCACCACGCCTTTGATCTTTCGCCACCGCCTGCCGGTCGAGACGAGGTTGACGGTCGCCGTCGAGCCGGTCGTGTTGACGATCGCCAGTCCGTGCTGGAAGCGGCGGACCCACGCACCGCTCGCATCGCGATAGGCCGCGGCGACCGGCGTGCCCATCCAGCCGGTATGCCCGCCGGACGTGTCCGCGTTCGCCGTGGCTGCGTTGACGCTGTATTCGTCGTAGTACCACTCGTGGTACGTGCGGCCGGTGGAGGACGGTGGCAGGTCACGCTGGTTCGTGTAGCTCGCGAACCCATCGCCGAGGCACGAGCAGCCGAGGCCGAAGCGCATCTGCTTGCAGTGCGCGGCGTCGTACTCGGTGAGATCGTCCGCGAGCGGAACCGCCGGGACGCCTCCCGTGCCGGGATAGCTCGCGATCCATGCGTAGGGGCCGGCGTGCTCGTACTGGTTGAGCGCGTTGTCGATCGGGCTGATGGCATTGCACCAGTTCTCGAACATGATGCCGTCCCAGTTGGCCCGGGCGGTGACGGTGTCGACGATGCCGTTCCCGATGACGATCGGCGTCGCGCCGCTGCGGACCGGGACGGCATGCAGGCGCGCAGCGTTCGTGACCACGGCCGCAGTGCGTGCGTTGTCGAACGCGCTGTTCCCGCCGAAGCCGGCGCGCGCGACGTCCGGGTGGAATCCGGTGGCGCTGTTGAGTCCCGAGGAGAGCGCGTCATACGTGTCGAGGAACGCGCCGTTCCCCTTCGCCGGCGCGAGCACGGAGTTGGTCCATACCGAATCGAGCGTGGTCGCCACGGTGGCGTTACCAAAGTTGGGCCACGGCGTACTGACGCCTGCGAAGAGCACGCCATCCGTGCCGTAGAGGAGCCCCTCGATGCCGCCAACGGTACGGTTGGCGGCATCCCAGAGCGCCTTGTAGATGGTGCCCGGAGTCGCGTAGAAGAACGACTGCCCGTAGACGTCGTAGCCGACGATCTTCAGGGACGGGTTGAGCATGTACAGCGTATCGAGGAGTCCCGGCCGGAGGTCGAAGGCCGGCGTCAGGTTCACGGTGATGAGGTTGAACTTGGCGAACGCCCTCGCCTCGCCCATGTTGACCGAGCCATCGGCATTGACGAGCGGCCACCCTCCGCCCTTGATCCCGGCGTAGCAGGCGACGCCCGGGTAGTTGTGGGCTGCGCTCGCCCTCCCTGCGAGGAGACCAAGGGCGAGAATGATGGCTGCGACCCGCTTCACGGCTGCACGTTCTCCGGGTAGTCCCATTGCACGAGCGTCTTCCCGAGCAGGGCATTACAGGCTTTCATCCAGTCGTTGATGCCCTTGATCTGGAGCCAGCCCGTTCGGGCCGGATCCGGCTGCCGGCCGGAGAGGTCCGAGCAGTCGAGGCGCATCACGCGGCAGTTCGCGTAGTGGGCGAACGCGCTGTAGCCGAAGACGGGATCCTGCACGTCCTCGAAGCGGTACTGGACGTCCCGCCACGGGTAGGTCTTCTGGAGTTCCGCTGCTCCCGGGTTCGGGTGCACGTCGCCGTCGTAGACCCCGACCATGTCCCACATCCCGCAGACGACGCGCGGGATCTCCACGCGACCGAAGGTGGAGGAATCGAACGGCGCGACGCTGTCGCGATCGCTCCATGCCCACGCCATGCCGCCGCTCAACTGATAGCCGGCATGGGCGAGCACCTTGACCTTGCTGCTGTCGACGGCGCTCTTATAGATCCCCGATTGCGTGAACCAGCCACGCGGGTTCGTGTTGTTGTTGCGCGCGGTGGCGTCGGTGTAGCGGCCATCGGTCTGCAGGCCGTGGAACCTCGCCTTGGTAATCGCGTAGAGGATGGAGTCCGAATAGGATGGCTTCCCCGCCGTCGCGCTCTGCCCCGCGCGCATCTGCTTTGGTGAGTAATCGTCCTCGGGGGCGATGACGAAGTCGGCGACGCGCCCCGGCCAGAGAGAGTCGGTGACCGTCCTCGCCTGGAGGAGCTTCGAGGCGATGGACGAGTCCTTCCCAGCTCCC